CGTCGAAGATCGGCTCGATCCTGACGCGCTGCTTCTCGTCCTCGTCGTCCTCTTCGTTCTCGTAGACCGTGCGCAGCCGGAACGCGCCGAACCCGCCGCCCACCGCCTCCTCGAAGGCGTTGTCGTAGGCCTCCTCGGCGTTGCTGTCCTGCTCGTCGGCCCGGAACAACTGGTCGCAGGCGTCGGCCAGGCTGTCGTACTCCTTGCCCTCCTTGCTGACGAAATCGACCGTCACGCGGTTCGACCGGTACTCGGAGAAGATGCGCTGCACGGCCAGCGCGATCTTGTTCACCTCGAGTTTCGGCTTGTTCTCGAACTGCGCGCCCAACGGCCCTTCCCACTGGGCTCCGGCGATGCTGTAGAACCGGCGGTCCTGCAGGCACTGCAGCCGCTCGTCGCGCAAGGCCGACTGGATGTTGTCGAACTCGCGCATCGCCTCCTGGTGTACGTCGGCCAGTCGTTGCTGAGTGGTTGGTCGTGCCATGATGTGCCTCAGTGGCCGGCAGCGGACCAGTGGTGGCGGGTCGGCAGCGCGGAGAACTTGGAAACCGTGCCGAAGAAGGCGCTGCCAACGTCGCTGCTCACCGGGAACGCGAACGTCACGGCGATGGCGTCTGCGGCGTCAGGGGACGCCAGCCCACGGGCCTTCATGTCCTTCTTCGACTCCAGAAAGATCTTGCCCGACGAGTCGGGCTTGGTGCGCGGGCCGGTCAGGTCGTCCCGAAGCTGCTTGTCCTGTGGCAGGCTGGCGGTCTTGAGCCAGTCCTTGAGCGCGCCCCATAGCTCCGCGCGCCTGTTGCCCCACATGACGGGCTTCGTGGACTTCCAGCCGAAGTTCACGCCGCGCACCTTATACCGCTGTTCGGTCAGACGGTCAAGGATGCCGTAGCCCAGCCCACCCTCGTCGATCATCGTCAGCGCCGGCCGGAACTCCTCGATGGCCTGGATGACGTGCCCGACGACCGTCATGGTGTCGTCGCCCCGGTAGCGCCTCAAAGTGATGATATTGCGCCCCTGCCGCACGGCTATGACCGTGCTGTCCGCGCCCGAGCGCGCCGGGTCCACGCCGATGACGATGGGCGCGCTCTGGTCGCGCCACGGCTCTCTGGCCATCGCCTCGGCCACCAGGCTCTGGGGGATGAACTGGTCGTCGTCCGTTGTGGGAAACTGCCCGTAGACCTCGATCCTGGCCTGCGGGCTGTCCTCGCCGTACTCCGCGATGATCTGCTCGTAGACCGCCTTGTCGGTGTCCTCCACCGTGCGCGAGTCGATCTGCTGCGTCGTCCAGAAATCCCGCTTGGCGTGGAAGCATTCGTAGAAGTACCCCTGCGCCCGCCGCGGGTTGCTGAACGCCAGCCAGAAGCGGTTGGGCGTGTTCTCCGTCCAAAAGCCCTGGCTAACGTCCCATATCACGTCCGGTATGCCGCTGGCCTCGTCAAAGATCAGCAGCACGCCGTCTGCGTTGTGCAGGCCCGCGTAGGCGTCCGGGTTCTCTTCCGACCACAGCCGCCCCTCCGCGCCCCAGTACCGCGTGCCCTTGCGCAGATCGCGCTCCACGATTTCGCTCAACCACTTGGCCGGGGTGATCCGCGTGGCGCTTATCTCCCACCAGTGGCTGCTGATGAGCATCGCCAGCCACTTGGTGATTTCGGCCCAAGTGATCGAGCGTAGCTGCGCCTCGCTGTTGGCGCTGATTAGCACACTCGCGCCTATTCGCGTGGTGAGCATCCACAGCACCAGCCACGACACCAGCGCCGACTTGCCGATGCCCCGGCCCGAGGCGATGGCCATGCGCAGCACCTCATACGCAGCCGCGTAGTCGTTGCGCGCGATGTGGTCGCGGATGTCGCGCAGCACCTTGCGCTGCCAGGCGCGCGGGCCTTTGTACTTGGCCAGCGGCGTGCCGGCTTCCCCCCAAGGGAAGACGAACAGGACGAACTTCTCAGGATCGTTGGCTATCTCGGGCGACCAGAGCTTGGCCATCAGGCTCTGCTCTTGGGCTGCTGAGAAGCGTGGCTCTTGCATCCTGCGTCTCCAGTTCTATCACTTCACTCACGCGCCGTTGCGCCGCCTCCAGCGCCGCCGTGATGCTGATCTGCTGCGCCACGTCGATCTGCACCTGCTGCTTGGCCACCCAACCGTGGGCGTGCTTGAGGATTTCCAGCGCCGCCTTGGCGTCGCCCATCTCGGCCGCCTCGTGCAACTTCTTGGACAGGGCCATCTCGCCGTCCGCGCGCCCTTTCTGCTCGGCCAGGTCGGCAATCGGGTCCAGTTCGCGCAAACGCCGGTACTCGGCCGGCAGCAGCCCGCTTGCCAGCGCCAGTGCGTCCCCCTTGAGCCCTAGCCGCGCAGCGTCGTAGATGCGGTTCAGCACCGCCTCAGTCGCGCGCACATCTCGGGTCGTGAGCGGCAAGCTTTTGAACATGGCCGCGGAGTATACGGCAATGGAATGTCGTTTGCACTTGCAAAAAATATTTTTTGGTTGTGGCACCTCCGTTTTTGACACCTGCCCCAGCCGCGTCGATGGGTACCCCCCGCCCCCCACCCCCCGGCCCCGCCTGGGCGCCCGCCTGCAGCCCTGGCCCCCCGCCAGCTGCTAGGCAGCCTAGGCGCTCTAGGCTACCGGCTGGCAGCCGGTGGCCCCCATCTAGGCGCTCTAGGCTGTCTAGGCTATGCATACCGGGCCGGCAGGCCGGGTAGCATGGGGCTAGGCGCTCTAGGCTATCGGGCCGGGTACGCCTAGCCCGCATACTGGGGGCACCTGGCGCGGGTGTGGGGGGCTCGGGGCTGATAGGTCATATAGGCGCTTAGGCTATCGAAACAAAATCGCTCTACCCCTATTTGCTTATATAAGCCCCTACTTATATTTATCTATCAGTCAAAGGGTGATAGATAGACTACCTAAAGTACCTAACCCCCTCGGTCGGCCGCGACACGGGCGGCACCTAGCTGCGCGTCTAGCGTAGGTGCTAGAAAACCGGGCTAAGCCCTTACACTTCACTCGGGTACCGACAATGCTTTACAGTCCGGGCTCCCCTTAACTCTTTACTCTCGCAACGATATGAACACCGTAACCTATCGTACCGGCCGCGACTACGGCGCCGCTCAAGTCCTTGAGATCACGTTCGCGCCCACCGATGACGTCATGGCCGACGTGCCCGCGACGTTCGTTGACGCCGCGCGCGGTATCAGCGGCACCGTTACGGTGTTCGGGTTCGATGCCACGCCGAACACCATCGGCCCGGCCGTGCTCGCCGAATATGACGCCGGCCGGTACGTCACCCGCTAACCCTCAGCCCGCGCGCCCACGGGCGCGCATCATTGGAGACTGACAGCATGAACTACATCAAGACCCTCGAAAGCATCTGCGCCGATCGCGCCTCGCGCCTTGAGACTATCGCGCATGAAATCGAATGGTTGCGTCAACACTTGCTATCGACCAAGTTTCAAGGCTTGGACGTGGACGGCGCACGAAAGGATTGGATCGCTACGGCCGACGTGTTGCGCTGGATCGAAACCGTTCGCCAAGCCTGATCCACCCGCCTAGGCGCCCCGTGCGGGCGCCTATGGGGTGCACCAGCGCCAAGCCCACACTACATGGAGAGAGAACCATGACCCACTATTTCGTTGAGATTACCGACACTTTCGGCGGCGAGGCTAACTACTCATGGGTGACGCGGCACAAGGTGCGCGCGTCATCGCCGCGCGGCGCCCTCATTCGGATCAACCGGGAATCCGGCCTCGGGTTCCGTTCGGTCGGATGCGATCGCTACGATTCCCGCAGCGGCGCCACCTGCGCCTTTATCACCGAATGGGACGATGACGCGCACGGCGACGCTATGCACGTGCGCACCGATTTGGCCTAACCCCTTGGAGATTACGACCATGATTCAGATTACCCGCGCCCGTGACGTGCGCCGCGCCTTCCGCGCCTTCTGGCGTGCCCGCTGCGCAGCCGTGCCGGCGTACCGCACCGATAAGCCTGCCATGAGGCAAGCCTTCTCGGTTTTCATTGACGACCTGAACCGAGACGGTCGCATTAGCGATCGCCTCGCGTTTACCGTCACCCTCGAAGCCTAACCCGGAGATTACGCCATGCCCACTAAGAAAGAAGCCGCGCGCCTCACGGCGCAGGAAAACGCCCTTTGCACCCTCGGATTCACGCCCGACGAATCCGAGCGCCTGCGGCGCATCAGCCTCACCTTGCGCCGTTGGCACGAGCTGGAATGCGGCATCGATGGCGGATGCATCGAGCGCGACGATGCCACCGGGCGCCCGTACTGGCGCGCGGATAGCGGGCGCCGCTGGCCCGTGTCCGACCGGGAGACGGGCGCGCTTCTGCGCTTGCAAGCCATCATCGGCGCGCGCAACGCGCGCATGCCCGATCCCGTCTGGAGCTACATCCAGCCCGATCCGCGCGGCGCCGCGCTCTACATCCTGCGCCCTGGTGACGTGCCGGCCGGCGCCAGCGCCGACAGCTACTACACCCGGGGGCTCTGTGTCTACTAAGCCCCATAAGGGCCCCGTGTGGCCCTTCCCGCCCGTGCCCTTGCACTACCCCTGCCTTCCCCCACTCGCGCGCCCCGTGCGCGCGCCACGTCCACCCCTGCCGGCCGAGCCGGCGCCTTACTGAGAGGATGACAATGCTTTTCCACCTTCGCCCCCAATTGCGCGCGCTGCGCGCCTCCCTGCCCGCCGAAACGCTCGCCACAAAGCGCGCGTGCGACTGGTCCCGCGTGCGCATCGCCCTCCGCGAGGCCGCGCGCGCTCAAAACCGCGTGAGGGTCTACGCTGCGGCCGGGTTCGTGCCGAACTCGTACCGATACACCTGCAAAATCCAGTACATCGAGGCGCGCATCACCGACGGCCGCGTCGCCAGCATCGGCGCCGGCTGGTGCGGCGCCCAGCGTAGCGGCGGCCGCGGTGCCCTTGTCGTTGTTCAATAGGAGATGACAGCCATGCCTTACTTCGACCGATTCGACATCGCTGAGGCCTACTATCTGGCCCTGAGCCATTGCCACGGGGGTCAATGGTCCCGAGAGTATGCGCGCTTGTGCAAGCTCGCGCGCAGCTTCCGCCCGCGCCCGTCCCTGAGCGTCGAAACCCTGAGCGAAAACGCCCGCGAAATCTACGATGCAGCATGCGCCCGCATGCTCAAGGGAGCCTGAGCCATGCACACAATCGAAACCCGCTACCCCGACGGAACCCGCGCCCGATATACCCTCGCGCCAGGCTCTAGCGTGCCGCTGCAGCTAGCAGCGCTCAAGCCCCTGCGCACGCGCTGGGCGCGCAGTGAGAAACGCCTATTCCCGAAATGGGACCCGGCCATGTCAACAGCCGACTATGTGCGCCAGTATTTCGAGCTCAACAGCCAGCAGCGCAAGCTGCCCGCGTATCCGTCACACGTCGACCACCTCGCGCTGTACGCGCCCCTGCCCGACCGCCCCGCGCCCTTCTATACGGGCGTCGATAGCGTGGAGGTGGACGAATGAGCCGCCCCCGCACCACATGGCCCGACGTGGCCCTCGCATGCGCCATCGGCACGGCGCTGGCGCTCGTGCTTTTCTACCATCTTGGAGCCTGACATGCAGCATTCTGACTTCCCGACAATCGACGTTCCAGACGACATCCTCGCGCACGGGTTCGGCACTGATGACGTGTACCGGCACGATGTCTGTCCGCGTCTGACGCGCGACGGGCTATCGCTTTGGGTTGACCATGCCGACCCCGCGCAGCGCGAGGGCGACGGCGCGCGCTTCACGCTTCACCCGCACGACGACGATATGCAGTGCTCGGGCGAGACTGTCGAATTTGAAACCCTGCCCGAGCTGCTGGCGCATCTTGAGGGCTTGGACGTGCCTTCGGATACCACCCGCGCCTTTGGCCCCGGCCGCGCGGCCCCGGCATGGTGGCGCGCATGAGGGTACTAATCGCCTGCGAGTACAGCGGCGCCGTGCGGGATGCCTTCATCGCACAGGGGCACGATGCCCTATCGTGCGACTTGCTCCCGACCGACGCGCCGGGGCCGCACTATCAGGGGGACGTGCGGGACGTGCTTGAGATGGGATGGGATTTGATGATCGCGCACCCGCCGTGCAAGTATCTCAGCGTGAGCGGCATGCACTGGACCCGGCGCGGGTTGCGCGATCCGCAACTGACTGAGGATGCGCTGGATTTTGTGCGCCTGCTGCTGGCCGCGCCGATCCCGCGCATCGCGCTGGAAAATCCCGTGAGCATCATCTCGTCGCGCATCCGCAAGCCCGACCAGATAATCAGCCCACATCAGTTCGGGCATGACGCCAGCAAGAAAACCTGCCTATGGCTGAAGGGGCTCCCGCCCCTGCGCCCGACGCAACTGGTGCCGCCGCGCATCGTCAACGGGCGCCAGCGATGGGGGAATCAGACTGACAGCGGTCAGAACCGCTTGAGCCCCAGCCCCGACAGGTGGAAGCTGCGCAGCGAAACCTACAGCGGCATCGCCGCCGCTATGGCCGACCAGTGGGGCAGCCTATGATCTGGGCACTTCTCGCGGCCCTTGTCGCCGCTTGCATCCTCATCGCACTCGACTTATAATCCCCGCGTTGTCATCTCCTCCAACGCCGCGCCCTGCGCGGCTTAGGCCCGCCAGCCACAAGCCGGCGGGCCTTCTTTTTGGCCCCTAGCCCTTGACGCGCGCAATAATCTCCGCGCTACTGGGCGAAGGAAGCTCTAGCAGCCGGCGCGCGTCGCTCTTAGAGCCCGTCCAGTCGGGCGCGCGGTAGGCGTGGCGCTTCGTCGGGTGATCCACGCTGTAAACCCGGCCCATATCGTGCCAGCCGGCCTCCCTGAGCCCGTGGAAGAGCGCAGGCACGACGATCTTGAGATGCCCGGGGGCCAGGGCTTGGAGCGTATCGCAAAGGCCCTGCCACGGGCCGCCCACCACGCCCCGCGCGAACGGGCCGAGGCGGTAGGTGGCCTGCTCGACAATCCACGCCTCGGAGCCCGACAAGCCCGCCTGCAGCATGATGGCCTTAGCTTCCGTCATCATCGGCGCCGCGCCAGGTTGGAACGCCGAAACATCCCGCGCCAGCAGCCAGCCGGCGATGGCCTCATACCCGCCGGCCGCGTACCAGGCCCATAGGGCGGCGGCGGCGTCCTTCGCCATCGGCTCGCCACCGGACCAGGTGACGAACCATCGGCGATCATCCGAGGGCAGGCTAATTGCCGCGCGCTCGTTCGTGAAGGCGACCACCAGCAGCCGGTTCAGGGCATCGTAGGGATGCAGGCCCTTCCTCTGAATCGGAATCGTCTCTGGCGGGGCGGCCAAAATCGGTTTGAGCGTGTTTTCGAGCGCCCGACGATCCCGCGCCTCGGTCTGGCGCAGTTCGTTCAGGACAAGGACTTCCGACTCGTAAGCGTAGCCCCACTGGCTGGTGATCTCCTCGTTCCGAACGAGCGAGACGTTGGACTTCCCCACGGCCCAGAAGAACGGCGCCCACAGGGTATCCTTACCCGCGCCAGGCGTGCCCCCGTGCAGGATGCCGTGGTTCACTTTGATGCGGGAGTTCTGGAGCTTGTAGGCCATGACATCCAGGACATGCGCCCGCTCGGCCGCATCGGGTATCAGCGCCTCGGCGTGCGCCAGCCAGCGCCCCACGTCAGCATCCGGCGCCGGGGCGGCCACGGGCCGCGCGTCGCGCCAGCGGTTGCCGTAGACATCCCCGGAGCGCGAGACGAGAACCGACTCCCCGGCCGCGTAGGTGACCCCCTGCAGCACCCGGCCGCCCTTGGCCTGCCGGTGTTCGTCGTAGCAGACTGACGCCTCGATCTTCGGGTTCTTGCCGTGGATTGACCGGCAGCTAATGTGCCGAAAGATCGCGTTGAAGTTGCCGCGCGACAGTTGCCGGCGCTCCTCAAGATCAAAGTAAGCGTCATCGGCCACCAGGTAGGCGAAGCGGTCCCACCAGCCGGCCTTCTCGACCCGTCCGACCTCGCGGCGCTCGACCTCGGCCAGAGCCTGCGCGGCCTCGGCGGCCATCTCAGGCGGCGGCGTCAGGCGGCCGATGGTCTGCAGCATGGCGGTCTGCAGCAGTTCGTCGCGCAGGCCAGGCGTGTGCTTCGGCCCGCCCTGCTCGGCCACCCACTCGAGGAACCACGACGAGTCCAGATCGACGCAGTGGCTGTGCAGGCAGCAAAACGACCGGCCGGAAGGCAGATAGCGGCCCTCGGGGTTGCCGTCGGTGTGCGAGGCGGCGTTCGGGCACACAACCCCCATCCAGCCCTGCGGATTCGGGCGCGACAGCACCAGCCCGCGGCTCGACAGCCAGGCGGCCACATCGTCGGCCCCATCGTCGGCCAGGCGCACGGGCTTCGGCCCGCTGCTGGACACGGGCTTGGGCGTAACGTTCATCGCAGCGCATATTTCCGCGAGCGAGTATTCCCGCTTGCGGTCGAATTCCACCAGGCGCGCGGCGAACGCGCCCGCGTTGGGCTTGAGGTTGACCGACCCGGGCAGCCGGAAGTTGCGCACGGGGTTGCACGCGCCGGGGTCGGTGTAGCCCGCCTCGGCAATCGCCTCGATGGCGGCGGCATACTCAGCCTTCGTCGGCTGCTCGCCAAAGGCGTAGCCCCACTGATAGTTGCCGGGGCTCGTCTCCATGATCCATGTCGGGGCCAGCGGCGGCTCTTTGGACTTCGTGCCGATGTCGTCCAGCATCATCGCCAGCACATACTCGCAGTTCGCCGCGCTGGCGCTCGGCTTGCCCTCGATGAAGCGGTCGATCACAAAGCTGGCCGTATTGCCAAACCACGCCTCGTCGGCCTTCACGCGCCGCGTGGGCAGGAACGCGGGCCAGGTCGCCTTCACGGCCCCATCGGGGTGCAGCAGCACCTCGCCGCCCTCCCCGCGCCGGGGGGTCTGCCGCACGATCAAGGCCGTCTCGCCCTCGGGGGCCAGCGCGGCCAGCCACTCGATGAACTCTGCTGTCGTTGTCATTTCCCGTATCTCTCCATCGTTTTGATGCCAATGTCCAGCGGCAGACCTGCCGCCCACTCAGGCGGCGTCGTCATCACGCGCCGCATCAGTTCAGTCGTGCCCTCAGGGTCGGTCGTCTCGCAGACCACTTCGTCATGCACATGCAGGACGGCCTCGGGCAGAGCCCGCAGCGCGCCGCGCAGCAGATCGTGCGCGGTGGCCTGCGTGACGTTCTCGCACGCCAGCCCCGGCCACAGGCGGGCTCGGGGCCACTCCTTGGCGTCGGCCGCAGGCTTCCAGGCGGCCTTGGCGTAGCTGATACCGTCAGAGTCCAGGCGCGCATAGGGGTAGCAGAGGATACGCCCGGACGGCAGCGCATACCAGAGGTGAACCCCGTCAAACAGGTAGGTTATCCGGCCCGCGGTGAACTCCTGCCCGCGCCTGCGCATCGCGGCCATGTAGGCCCGCTCAAGGTCCGACCAGAACGCCGGCGCCCACGGGTTCGCGCGGCGCCAAGCGTTGACCATGCGCCGGCTCTCGGCCTCGGGCAGCACGACCCCGTAGGCGCGGCCCATCGCGTTGAACGCGCCGACGCTCCCCGCGAAGCCGCAGGCCAATTCCTGCACCTTGCCAAGCTGGCGCTGCGCCGTCGCCTCGGGCTCCTCGTCCTCGTAGCCGGCCAGGATGTCGGCGTAGGGGCGGCCAAAGGTCGCAGCAGCGTTGACGATGTAGGCGTCCAGGCGCTGCCGGAAGGCGTCCAGTTTGGCCTCGCCCGCGGGCGACTTCGCCAGCCACGGGTTGACCCGGCCCTCGATGGCCGACCAGTCAGCCACGACGAACGAGTGACCAGGCGCCGGGATCAGCGACGGCCGCAGCATGCCGCGCAGCACGTCGGTTACCCGCTTGCCGAACTGCGGCACGATCTGGTGGCCGCGCACCATCGCGTGGCGCACGGCCTGCGGGTCTTTGGCGGTCTTGCGGGTGAAGTTGTGGACTTGCGCCCCGTAGCTGGACGCCCGCCCGGTGGCCGCGCCGCCCGCGAAGACGAACGCGCCGCGCACCCGGTGGTCTTCCACGTCGGCCAGTTCCTCCAGCCGCTTGAACTTCGCCACGCTGCTGGCCCACAGGTCATCGGCGCACTGGATCACGTCAGCGACGTGCGCCGGCACCTCGTCGGGGTTTTCCTCGGCTAGAATCAGCAGCGCGGCACGGACGGATTTGTCGATGGACTGCTTTTCTTCGCCGTCTTTGTGAACCGTCATCAGGCGCCGCGCCTCGGGGCCGACGCGCTCCCAGACCCACTCGCGCATGCGCGGGCTGCGCACGCTGGTGATAGCGCCCTCGGTGATCTCGCGCACCTCGGCTTGGATGGCGTCCAGTTCCTCGACGGCATATTGCTGCGCAGCCTTGCATAGCGCCACGTCCACCAGCACGCCGCGGTCGTTCACACGCTCGTTGGCGTGGTAGTCGGCCAGCTCGTCGGCTGACAGGTCGCGCATGGCCTGACTGAACGCCCGCATGGCCCGCACGTCCTGCTCGCAGTAGGCCGCCATCTCGGCCATCAGCGCCGCGTCCTCGCGGAAGGTGCCATCGGCCTGCGGGATGGACAGCAGCCGGATCAGTTGCGCGCCGCGGTGATCCTTGCGCATCCCCGCGCCAGCGAACCGGCCCACGTCCTCTAGGCTGCCAGGCGCGCAGTTCGCGCGAGCCTGCGCCGCGGTGCAATAGAACTGCTCCAGATCGAAGTTGATCTGCAGCACATACCAGAAGATCAACCGCTCAAACGCGGCGTTGTGGGCGCGAATCTGGCCGGTGTGCTGCCGCACGCGCTCGGGAAACGGTTGGGCGGGCGTCCACGTCACGACCTCTTCGTCGTCAAAGGCGTAAGACATGCACAGCACCTCGGTGCTCATGTCCTGCGCGTAGTTGTACGCCCCCGCGACCGTGAGGTCTACGCGGGAGCGCGTCTCGAAGTCGAGCCAAAGTATCGTCACAGTCAAAAATGGGGGCCGAAGCCCCCATCCCATGCAAGTTGACGATCAGGCCGCGCGACGGCGGCGGCCCGTGGGCTCGGGCTGCGCGGCCTCCGCGGGCTCAGGCGCCTCGGGGCCTTCCATGCCGACCCACTCCACCACGTCAAACACAGGGGTGTAGATGCGGCCATAGGACTTGTGCTGGTAGTGATCCTTGCCGAGCGTCACCACGGGCACGGGCTTGCTCTGGTCCTTATCGACCTGCGTGGCGATCTCCACCGCCAGCGCCTGCACCGCACGCCGCCCGCCCACGCTGGTGACGGTGTAGCGGGCGTCCATGCCAGCGTCCTCGCCGCTGACGCACTTGAGGCTGAAGCCGACCTGCGGCTCCCAGCCCTTCTTCGCGCCGGGGGGCGCGGCCTCCATGTCGGGCAGCGGCTGGGTGACGGGCACCATCTTCTCGCCCAGCACCTCGCCCTCACCCCACGCGATGAACCCGTGGACGAACGAGAACGGATTGACGGCCCACTTGCTGCCGTCCTCCACCTCGTCTTGATCCGCGCCGAACACCCAATGGCCCGTGCGGTCCATCTTGAGGATGACGGTGCCGCCGCCCGCGATGTCGGGGGCGACGGAGCGCAGCGCGGTGGCGAGAGACGTGACGGCCGGAAGGCCAGCGGACTTGAATGCGACCAGATTGGACACGATTGAACCTTTCAGGACAGTTTGGAAAGGGCTGCAACGAGTTGCTGCCCGATGAGCACCACGGCCGGCCGCTTGTCGGACTCCTGCGCGATGGTGTTGCCGCTCGACACTGCGACGACGAGACCGTCGGGCAATGCCAGCTTGCTCTTTTTCAACGCCGTCTCGGCCTGAGCCGGCGAGAGGATCTCCTGCGTGTAGGGCTCGACACCCTGCTGCTTGAGCCACGCCGCCGCGTCGTCGGGCTTGACCCACTTCCGGCGCGCTTGCTTGGCTACCAGTTTATACCCCGGCACGGGCAGACTTTTCTCAAGCCGCTGCTGCGCGAGCGCCCGCGCCTCTGCGATGAAGTCTTCCAGCTTCTCGGCCAGCGCCAGCGCCTGGCCCAGTTCCTCGGGGTTGAGCGTGTCCAGCGCCCGGTGCGTGGCGCGGGCCACAGCCCCGTTGTACTGCGGGCATATCGGCTTGGCCTGGCACCAGCGGCAATGGTCGCCCATCGCCAGCGGCGCGTCGGGGCGGCTGGCCGTCTTGACCGCGGCGATCAACTGCCGTTCAAACTCTTCCACGCGCGACACCGTGGTGACCCAGCGCCGGACGTGCGGCGGCTGCACGATGACGATCTCGACCTCGGCCGCACCGTCAAAGGCCCACGCAAGCGTGCGCTTGGCCGCAGCAGCGTAGAACAGGCCCTGCGCGGACTCCTCGGCCTCGACCATCACGCCGTCACCGAACTTCCAGTCCAGCACGACGACGCGCCCGCCCAGCCGGCCGATCAGGTCGGCGTGACCGAACACGCCGTCGAGTTCCGGCACGCCAGCAAAGCCGACCTGCGCCTCCTGCACGAAGGTCATCTTCTGGTCGGGGTCGATCTCGTCCAGCGCGCCAAGGCAGAACTGCAGCTTGTCGGCCTGGTCGTCGTCGAGATTGTGCTTGGCGATGATGTCGCCCATGTCGCCGTTCTCGGCCAGCAGGTCTTCCATGCAGCCGTGCAGCATGGTGCCCTGGGCCATGTACTTGTTCTCGACCTGCGGCGGCATGCGCTGCACCAGTTCCACGCTGCCGGGACAGGCGATCACGCGGTCGGCGGTCGAGCCGCCGACGATCTTGGAATGTTCAGCCATTGAGGTTCTCCAGCTTGTCGGCGTAGAGGTCGATCTCGATGATGTCGCCGCTCTCCAACACCAGCTTGATCTGCTGGTGGTTGTAGCGGCACTCGGGCGGCCCCTTGGTCGCGGGCTCCGTGATGACCACGCTCTTGACGTGATGGATGCTGATGGTCTGCATTTCAGAAGACTCCAGTTCAGTTGATGGAGCCCCGATCATAGCCCTACGCTGGGGCTTGTCAAGAAGTTTTTTCGTGTTACGATGGGGCCATGCTGGAAAAAGACATAGAAGCCTATCTCGTTCGCCGCGTCAAGGACGCTGGCGGGCGGGCGTACAAGTTCGTGAGCCCCGCCCACCGGGGCGTGAGCGACCGCATCGTCGTGCTGCCAGGCGGGCGCATCTGGTTCGTTGAGGTCAAGCAGATGGGCGGGCGGCTGTCGCCGCTGCAGCGCGTCTTCCTCGACGAGATCAAGGGGCTGGGGTGCGACTACGAAATCGTGTGGTCTAAGGAGGACGTTGATGCTTTCATTGCGCGAGTACCAGAACCAAGCCGCTGACTTCCTCTACGAGCACGACCGCGCGCTGGTGCTGGCGCCGGTCGGCGCGGGCAAGACCGCAATCACGCTCACGGCCATGCGCGACATGGTGCAAAACGAGAGCACGCGCTGGCTGGTGCTCGCGCCGCTGCGCGTGGCCGAGCATGTGTGGCCAGTCGAGGCCGCGAAGTGGACGCCCGACCTCAAGGTGCGCGTGGCCGTGGGCTCGCCCACGCAGCGCATCGCGGCGTTGTACGCCCGCGACGCCGACGCGGTGGTGCTGAACTACGACAACCTGCAGTGGGCCGCCGACCTCGACCTGAGCGAGTTCAACGGCGTCGTGTTTGACGAACTCACGCGGCTGAAGAACCCCAGCGGCAAGCGGTTCAAGGCGCTGGAGAAGGTCATCAAGGACATGGAGGTGCGCTGGGGCCTGACCGGCTCGTTCACCAGCAACGGCCTGGAGGATGTCTTCGGCCAGTGCAAGATAGTTGACCAGACCATGCTCGGCCGCAGCAAGGGCGCGTTCCAGCAGCAGTATTTCTTCCAGCGTGTGCGGGGCACGCACACCGAGTGGGAGGCCATGCCGGGGTCGCTGGAGCGCGTGATGAAGCGCGTCAAGCCGTGGACGTTCCTGTTGGAGCCTGGCGAGTACAAGGACAAGCTCCCGCCGCTGCACACGGTCGAGGTGCCGCTCACGATGGAGATGCGCGAGTACGAGGAGATGCGCAAGAACTTCGTGCTGCAGTTTCCCGACGAGACGGCGGTGGCCGAGAGCGCGGCGGTCGTGACGCAGAAGCTCCAGCAGCTTGCCGCTGGGTTCCTCTACACCGGCGACCAAGCGCGTTTGCTGTCATCGCACAAGTACGACGCGCTGGAAGACTTGCTGGCCGAGAACCAGCGCGCGCCGACCATCGTCTGGTATCAGTACGTTGCGCAGCGCGACGAGTTGCTGCGCCGCTTGCCGCAGGCCGTTGAGGTCAAGACGGCCGGGGCCATCGATGCATGGAACGCCGGCAAGGTCGAGGTGCTGCTGGCGCACCCGGCCAGCGCCGGCCACGGCCTGAACCTGCAGCACGGCGGGCACCACATGGTGTGGCTGTCGCTGCCGTGGTCGCTGGAGTTGTACGAGCAGGCCATCGGCCGGCTGCACCGCAGCGGCCAGGCGCGAGAGGTGTGGAACTATGTGCTGCTGACCGACAACACCATTGACAAAAAGATTTTGACATCTCTGCAAGACAAGCGTAGTCTTGCATCACTTGCGCTGGAGGCGCTGAAATGAACACGCTACAGGACAAGTTGAAGGTGGCCCGAGCCGAGTTGCGGCTGTGCAAGCGGGCGTATGGGTCGGCGCACAAGGCGCTGGCGCGTGCGGTGAGGGCTGTGGACACATTGCAAGAAAGGATTGACCGTGACAAGGCAAACAAACTGGCGCGCGCTCAACGCCGTGCTGCATCGGCTGAGTGAGGATGAGGTCAAGGCGATGCTCGACGCCGAACTATTCGGCCCGCGCCGCGTGACGTTCGTGGAGCGGCTGCACCAGCGGTATTGCGCCCTGCGCGCTGCGCGCGAGCGGATGGAACTGCTGAAGGAGGTGACGAAGTGATCGAAACCTTGAAGCGTTGGCTCTCGCCACCCGCCGCCCTGGTCCTCGCCGCCCGCGAGCTGGAGGACGCCAAGCGCGGGCTGCTGTCGGCGCAGTCGAGTAGGGAATATGCCGATGGCTTATGCCGGTACTACGAGAGCAAGATCAAGCGGTTGACGGGTTATTTGAAGGAGGCGGGGGAATGAATGATCTGAGAGCCGCCGCCCAGCAGGCGCTGGCGCATGTTCAAGAGTTCAAGCGCCAATGGATGGCCGTGCCGCCGTTCGGCAACAAGGTGAACAAAGCGACGAGAGAGGCCGTGACTCTCGCGCATGTGCCGGTGCTTCATCTTGAGGAAGCCCTCCGCGCCGCGCTGGCGCAGCAGGAGCCGGAGCAGGAGCCGTTTGGCTATATCTGGCCGACTGGGCGACATCCCGAGTTCCGCTACATCAAGCAGATGCGAGACGGCGTTGCTGGCATGCCCCTCTACGCCCACCCACCCCGCCGCGAGTGGGTGTCGCTGACGGAGGAGGAACTAGCCGAGCTTGCCCGCCAAGAGCAACTGCTACTGATCTGTGACGACTCCGACGCTCTGAGGGAAATCGCCCGCGCCATCGAGCAGGCGCTGAAGGAGCGAAACACATGACCCCGACAAACAATCTGCGCTTCGTGGAGCGCCTGGAGATCATTGACGAGCAGCACCCGACGCACACTGTGACCTGG